ATATTCCTCGATCTTCGTCTGGTCTTCAGGGGTGAGTACGATGTTCCAACCTGCTTTGGTTCCCAGGTTGAGTCGCTGAGCGATACGACGGACCGTGTGTCGAGGAATACCCGTATTGAGGGCTATCTCAGTGAGTGAGATGAATGGTGGTGTCATGGGTGGAGCAGTGAGTGGTGAACGGGATACCCATTATAGCTGGAAGGGTTCGCTGTGTAAATATGACAGGGGATAGATGTGGGGGACAGTGGAATGTTGCCTATTTTTTAGGCGCTATGATCAGTGGGGACGAAAAAGTGGGTCGGATGGGATTCGGTTTACTACTGAGTAAAAAATAGGCAATGTAGGACGAAAATAAAAAACGTAACATTTTGGGGTTTTCCCGAAAATACGTCCGACCTAAAAAGGTAATAAAATCAGTACGGCGCTTTTTTGGTGGTCGGACCCTGTTCGTCCAGAAAAGCTAATGAAATCAACGGGTTACGCGGGGTGGTAAAAATGGTTCGACCCAAAAAAGCTAATGGAATCAGTGAGTTATAGGGTTAGGTACGAAAAAACGGGTAAAAAAAAATCACTGGGGAAAACAGTGGGATATATTTTTCATATAACTAAAAATGTAGTTATATCATTTCAGCATCAGACAATTTTATTTTTCCTATATACCTTTTAGACCCTATATATATAACTAACTGATTATAAATAGAAAAAGGGTAAACTCTTCAGTGATTGAGTGTGGTTCCCAACCCTTAGCAATGGCACCCACTGAGAGCTATTAAAAGTAAATGATATATTTGTACCATAGGGGTGGACAAAGAAATGGACCCCGAAGGGTCCGTGTTGGAAGCTCAAGCCGCAAAGACTTCAGGTGTGCAGGGCTCTTAGGAAGTATCCCTCAATGGCTCCTCCCATAGCTCTCTCATAACGAAGGGACATCGCCAAGGACCGACGGACCGGGGTCTGGTAGTAGTTGGCCGAGTAGTAGAACCCATAGCATAGGGCTCTGGCTTCATGGTGGGGTCTCTCTGGGCATCCCTGTACCAGCAGGACCCGGCTGTCGTCAGTGAAGATCATGAGTTGAATACCTCCACCTGGATACAGCCGGCAGTCTGGAAGTAGGTCATGGAGTGAGGAGTGATCCTGTCCCGTACCAGTGGCTGCTGATTTCCCAGCGTAGTGGGTACAACCTTAGGCCAGAACCCAGGCGGCCAGCCTAGGTCTGAAGCGTTGGTTCGAAAGTGGTGGATACTGGTCTCAGTGACTTGATCCGTGGTGATGGGTTCGGGGGTCATGACAGCAGACCTTCGATATCTTCAACCAGGGTATCCAGGTCCGACAGGAATCCACTGAGCTCAGCGTCCAGCTCGTCGTCCAGATGGACCGTAGTGTTTAGGGTCTCAGCTATGACCCTGATCAGCTGGCAGTGATAGGACAGCCGGTCCGCTTTGGTTTTGACCCGAGCCTTGCAGTGAGGATCAGGGAAGTCCAGGTCCTCCAGCCAGTTCGGTATCTCCGGTTCGTCCAGGTAGGACAGATTGGATGCTGCCTCCAACACTACCTGCATCTTGTCTGAGTTCCGGAGCCCTTCCGGGCTGTTGTCATACCAATCCTGGAGCTCGTCACCCAGCTCGTTCAGGGCCCGAATCTGATCAACGATCAGTGTACGTAGGGGGGTCATAGTGTTCTCCAATAAGGAAGGCCCCGAAGGGCCTGGATGGATGGATGGATGGATGGATGGTTAGGAGTGATTGCCTTCGAAGTCAGCGTCGCTGGATTCGGGATCAACCTCTTCTTCAGTGGGTTCCATATCAACCCCTGCCATCTCAGCCCGGTTGATACCCAGCATGGAATAGACTTTGACCAGCTCACTGCTGTCGGCAGGCCAGCACCAGCGGGCTTCACCTGAGGTCTGGTTCTCCAGGGTTCCGAACTCTTTCCGCAGTTTCTTCCGGGCGATCCGGGGAACGATACCGTAGTCTTCGCAGATATCCTTCAGGCAGACTTCATCCGGGTCGCGTTCCTTGGGGGTAGCCTTAGCTTTGGGGGCGGGTTTTTCTTTGGGGGTAGCCTTCTCCAGTTCAGCGGCTATCCGTCCGGTACCACTGGGAACCACTGGGGAAGGTACCGCAGCGCCCTCCGTTAGGGTCACCAGGGAACTTTTAACCCACTGGGGATCTCCCCCCACCATGACCTGAATCAGGGCGCCCTGGCGTTTCATCAGTGTGCCGGTCTTGACCTCCCCCTCACGCGTGGTAAAGGTGACGAGGGTAGTAGAAGTAGAAGTAGAGGGTTTCATTTGATATCTCCAGTTAACAGTGATTGAGTAGGGTGAATCAGTACAGCAGAATCCATTCTAAACTTTTCTGATGGTTGCGATGATATGGTCCAGATATTTCTTTCTGATCGTATCCATGGACAACCCTCTGCCTTCAGTGTATACGCGCATGCCTGCATGCTGTTACCTGTAATGGACGGGCGCATGCGTATACCCTGGTCCATACCCGTTGACCATGGGCCGATAGGTATATCTCTGCACCCCATGGACATCCACCTGGATATGTGGTAGAGCCACACCTAGGGATGGACATCCCCCGCGGCTTGGGGTATGATCGTGGTAGAGAGACCCCCGGAGCCCCCCAATGGGGCCCTCTGTGACTCGTATTATTACCACACGAAACTCATGAGGTCTGAAACCGTCATCATGGCAATCTTACCCTTTCACCCTAACCCTAACGTCTACGAGCAGGTCTCCGTCCTCGCGGGACTCGGAGCCACGGATGAGTTCATCGCAGAAGAGTTGGGTATCCCTCTCAAGACCATTCAACAACACTACTCCTCCGCTCGCCCCATGGGAGAGGAGAAAGCCAACATGCTCGTGGCCAAGACCTTCCACGAGATGGCAACCTCTGGAGAGCACCCCGCCATGACAGCCTCCTGGATGAAGATGAGAGCCAAGTGGCAAGAGACCAGCCGCCTACAGATCGAAGAGCCAGAGGATTCCTCCATGGCAAGAGAGAAGCTCCTAGCCCTGGTCAATAGAGATTCCGCAACCAAACCCAAATAATCCACTCACCATTGGCTTCAGCAATCCTCACACCCGGCGCTTCACCCCTCACGAGAGAGCAGATCGATCAACTCTCCGATAGAGAGGTCATGGCTCTCCTGCACGATTGGGGACTCTGGGCGAGACCCAACCAGCTGTTTCCTCCAGAGACTTGGTGGAACATCTGGATGCTTCTCGCGGGGAGAGGATTCGGAAAGACCCGGTCGGGTGCAGAGGCAATCCGGCACCTGGTGGATACTGGGCATCGGCGCATCGCTCTCATCGCTCCTACCTCTGGTGACGCACGTGACGTTATGGTAGAAGGAGAGAGTGGACTGCTCGCGATCTCACCCTCCTGGAATCGTCCGATCTACGAGCCATCCAAGAGGCGCCTTACCTGGCCAAATGGTGCTCAGGCTTTCATGTACTCTGCAGAGGAGCCAGAGAGGCTTCGCGGTCCTCAGCATGATGCTGGATGGTTGGATGAGCTTGCGGCGTGGCAGTATCCGCAAGAGACGTGGGATATGTATCAATTCGGTCTACGGCTTGGTAAGAATCCACGAACGGTAATCACCACTACTCCGAAGCCGATACCGCTGGTACGCTCTCTGCTCACCCGAGAGGGGAAGGACGTAATCGTCTCACGTGGATCCACCTATGAGAATAGGGAGAACCTGGCTCCCTCCTTCTTCAATCAGGTGGCGCAGTATGAGGGTACTCGCCTGGGTAGGCAGGAGCTCCATGCAGAGTTGATTGATCCATCTGAATCCGGTATCATCAAGAGATCCTGGATCAAACTCTGGTCTGCGAACAAGCCTCTACCATACTTCGAGTATATTCTGCAGAGCTACGATACCGCGTTCACTGAGCAGACGATGGATAAGAAGACGAAGGATCCAGATCCATCCGCATGCACAACCTGGGGAATCTTCCGCGACCCTGCACGGAAGAATGCTGCAACCCCCTACTCTGTGATGATTCTGGATGCATGGTCCGATTGGATGGAGTATCCAACGCTAAGAGCGAAAGCGCTTACTGAATCAAAGGCCTCATTCGGACCTGTAGACTCAGAGAGAAAGGTTGATCTGCTCCTCATCGAGGACAAGGGGTCTGGTATCTCCCTAAGACAGGATTTGGCCCGTGTCGTTCCTATTCATCCCTACAACCCTGGACGGTCGGACAAAGTCTCCCGCCTCCACCTGGTTTCCAACCTGTTCATTAACGGATTGGTTTACCTTCCTGAATCACCGAACCATCCAACCAAACCCCGAACCTGGGCAGAACCGTTCCTCGAGCAGATTACATCATTTCCTCAAGTCGTTCATGATGACTACGTAGACACCGCATCTCAGGCTTTGCAATACCTGAGTGATGCCGGGTGGCTAGCCGTGGACATTTTGGAAAAAGAGGAATATGATGACGATAATACCGTCGCTCGGGTGAACCCCTATGCCACTTAGCTTTCTTGAGAAACTAGCGAAGCTTGGGAAAGCGAAAGCCCTAGAGCTGTCTAAGACCAAGCTGAACAAGATTCCCTCCCGCCAACTGATGATGGAATGGACGAAAAACCATGAATGACTTCCTGAGCCAGCTTAGTCCACAGAAATTCAGTAAGGGTAGTGCGGTCAAGAAAGCGAAAGGTGGACTTGATGTGGTATCCAAAATGA